TGGACCCGCTTCTCAGCATCAGCCAAGGCCTGATGAAGGCTGCGCTCGACAAGCTGGTCGAGCAGAAGGATATCACGAGTGAAGACGGCGCCAAAGACCAAGCTCTTGCCGCTCGTCTTGCCGCTCGCGTTGACGCTGCAGGGCTGCGGCCCGACCCGAGTGGTGCTGGTGCCACCGGGGGCTCCGGTGCGCCTGGCCGAGCCGGTGAAGGCTAAGGTCTGGGCTCGGGACGCCTCCGGCGCTATCGTCCAGAGCAGGAACCGCGTGATCATCCCGGAAGGCTGGTACGCCCTCCCCAAGGAATAACTCCATGCCCCAGCAAATCATCAACATCGGCACCATCGCCAACGACAACACCGGGGACACGCTCCGGGGCGCCGGGCAGAAGATCAACGACAACTTCGACGAGGTCTACGCCGCCCTGCCGCTGACCGCCCCATCGACCTGGGTGCCGGTGCTGACCGATTCCGGCGGCGGCCGGACCTTCACCTACACGGTCAACACCGCGCGGCACACCTCCATCGGCTTCGTGACCACATTCACGGCCGACCTGACCATCGACTCGGTCAGCGGTGCCGCCACCGGCGACCTCCGGATCACCCTGCCGGACGCCGTGTCCTACGATGCCGCCCTGGCCATCTGGCTCGACAACGCCACCACCCAGGCCAAGACCGCGGTGATCGGCAAAGCAGTCGGCGGCACCTCCTACGCTGCGCTCTACCATTACGAGACCGGCGACATCACCAGCCTGGCCGGCCAACTCCAGGCCACGACCCGCCTTCTGATCTCGGGCACCTACTTCACCCCGTGACCATCATCGGATCCAGTCTCCAGCAGGGCATGACGGTGCTCCAGCAAATGCTGGGGGCGCCCATGTTCATCTGGGAGGGATCCTCCATCCGGTGCATCCCGGCTGCCGTCACCGACGGCAACACGCCGGTGCCTGGCGGGTTCCAGGACAACGTCACCTCCCGGATCCTGGTCAAGTTCAGCGACTGGAAGACCTTTGACTCGACCCTCGTGTCGATGGACACGACCCTTTACACCCTCGACCAGGGCACCGAGTTCTCCCGGCTGCTGAAGGAGGACGGGTTCTACCTGCTGCAGGAGAACACCGACCGCATTGCCCTGACATTTTGCAAACCACGCCCGGTGGTCGGCCGCACGCTGGTCTACCAGGGCCGGACGCTCCGGATCTTGTCCTGCCGGGTGGACGCCTCCGGCGCCTACTACAGCCTCGAACTAGGAGCCAAGACACGGTGAGGCCTGCCGTCTACATGGAGGTCGACACAAGCCGCTTCGACGCGGCCTTGAAGCAGTACCTGCTGACGACCCGGCGCGACCTTCACAAGGCCATCAACGCCCGGTTCTTCTACCTCATGGTCCGACTGTTCGTCCTGGTGCCACCGAGGAGCCCGGCACAAGAGCGGATTCGCATTGGGGATTATCTTTCAAAACCGCTGGGAGACATCAACCGGAAGTCGAAGAAGACCGGCAAACGCATCGGCCGCTCCCGCCTGCTGCGCCGGGTGCATCTGATTGCTCAGGCCAAGGAAGCCAAGGCAGGGCGCCGCGGCCTTTACGGCACACAAATGAAACAAGCGGCCAGCGACATCTACCGCAAGGCCTTGGGTTCTGTTGGTTATCTCCGTTCCGGTGTGGTGAAGATGATCCGGGTCTACAACCGCGGATTTAGACAATACGACAAGCCTAAATGGAAGCCTTTGGTGAAGCCTCCTGGATACAAGCCACCCGGTAAAACCAACGCCGCCCTGGTGGCCTTGGCCAACCAATACGGCCTGCCACAGGAGAACGTGGCCGTGCACAAGGGCACCCGTGCCCGCGGTTTCCAGGCTGTTCCAGGTTACAACCCGACCGCCACCATCGTCATGACGGCCGGCATCGCCGACAACCAATACAACCGGGTTGCCAGCATCTACAACCCGGCCATGCAGCGGGCGCTCGATGACGAGACCGCCGAGCTGGCCAATCACATGACCGAGGCCCTGCTTGCCAACGGCAAGGTCCTGGAGGACAACGGCTTCGACATCAAATGAACGCCGTCGCCCTCAGAGCCGAGAAGGCCGTCGCCGACTACCTGGCGGCAACCGACTGGTCGTCATCCGGCACCGGGACGCCCACCTGCCTGACGTCCTACAGCCGCGGCCTGTACGACGACCCGGATCTGCAGGACACGATGCCCAACTTCCCGCGCATCATCGTCTCGACCAACTCCGCGCGGCCGGTGCAGCGCACCGATCTGACATGCGAGGTCGAGGTCGAGGTCGAGCTGCAGCTCTCGGCCGACGACACCGACGAGGCGGATGCCCTGTCGACCGTCCGCGTGCTGGACAACCGGATCCTGCCGCTGTTCGACGACACCGGGGCATCGGCCTTGGATGCCGCGGCAAACGACGACAACGGCCCATTCACGGCGCAGTTTGCCGCCCCGCTTGATTTCGGAGCCTCCTCGATTTCCAATCGGGCAAGGACGTTCACCCGGACCTTCTCCCTTTACTGCAGCGCAACCACCTAACCACCACCAATCATGGCTAATTCACAAGGCCGCGTTTACCGTTTCGGATCACCGGCCACCCTCGCCCTCTACAATAGCGCCGGCAACCTGGTCGTGACGCTCTACACGTCTCCGGACATGGAGTCTTACGACCTGACCCACGAGGCTGACACCGAGGAGGTTCGCAACAGCTCCGGCGAGGTCGTCGGGCACATCACCTACAACAACCGCCTTACCCTCACGGTCAACTTCATCCCGGCCGGCGCCAATGCCGCGGATGCGTTGAAGGCCATGGCCAGCCCGGATGCCAACGGCACCTGCGTGATCACCGGGGCGCCTGCGGTGCAATGCGGGCCCTACGAGGACGCCATCAACGCCCCGGGCAGCCCGGGCACCGGCCCTGGCGGCCGTTGGATCTATGCTGGCGGCGCTTCGCTGAAGTTCACCCAGACCGGCAAGGTCACCGGCACCATCACGCTCAAGCGCTACGCCGGCATGGGTACCACGATCACCGGCGGCGCAACCACGCTGTGACCGGCCTGGCCGACATTCTAAACGCCACGGCGCCGCCCTGTCCTGTCGTGATGGGGCTGCGCCTTGTGCCGTATTCGGTCGGCCATTCGCTCGTGCTGCACCGGATGGAATCGCCGCTGGTCGTCGGAGGTGCGGTCAGCCGCGCCGACCTGATGCAGGCCGTCCTGATCTGTTCGCAGCCCGTGGCGGAATCGCTCAAGGCCATGAGGTCGCCGCTCCGCGGGCTGGTCATCTGGCTATGGGCCCGCCGCACCCGTGGCCTGTCGTTCGAGGTGGAGTTCGAGAAATGGTCCGCCTGGATGGCCGGGCAATCGACCGCCCCGGAAATCCTGATGAAGCCCGGCAAGACTCGGGAGCTGTCAATGCCGTGGCCGGAACGAATGCTCGCCTGCTGCATGGACATCGGGCTGCGGGAAGATACCGTCCTGGCCATGCCCATCGGGGACGCAGAGCGCCTTGTCCTGGCCAAGGCAGAGACCCATGGCGACGTCGAGCTGTGGAGCCCCAAGGACGAGGCCTTGTGGCGGTGGGCGCAACAACAGCCAAACAACTGACCCATGGCGATCTTCTCCCTACTGGCCAAGCTCGGGCTCGACGGCACCGCCTTCGAGACCGGCCTCAAGCGCTCGCAGTCGTTGGCAAAAGGCATCGGCCGGGACATCTCCGGGACGTTGGCCAGCGTGTTCACCGTCGACAAGCTGGCCCAGTTCGGCATGCAGGCTATCGAGACAGCCGGCAAGCTGCAGGATCTTTCCACCCAGCTCGGCGTCTCCGCCGAGTTCCTGCAGGAAATGAAGTTCGCCGCGGAGATGGGCGGGGCAAGCCTTGAGGAGGTCTCCGGCGCCCTGCAGAAGATCACCATCGCCCGCGGCAAGGCGCTTGGTGGAGATCAAGGTCTGCTCGATGCCTTCGCCCGTTTCGGAATCAGCGCTCAAGAAATCAAGTCGGCCAAGATCGAGGAAATCTTCCTCAAGATCGGCAAGGCCTTCGAGGGAGATGCCAACCCGCAGAACCTTCTGGCACCGTTCCGAGAACTGGCTGGCCGCGGTGCTGGGTCGCTGATTCCTGCAATGGCGGACGGGCTGTCGGAGGCTGCAGACCAAGCCCAAAGGCTCGGCTTGGTCATGTCGTCACAAGTGATTCAGACCTTGGACGAAGCGAACGACCGCGTCGAAATCATGAACAAGACGATGGTGGCAGGCATGGGAAGCCTGACCGCCAATGTCATCGAACCGCTTTTCCGCAGGCTGGAGGCAATCGGATCGTCCATCCAAACCTTCGGGACAATGGTTTTTAGCGGTCGACAGATCACAGGAAAGTCGGTCGTCGACAATCTCAAGTTCCTTTTCAGCCAATCCGCCCAGGCCTACACGGCATCCCTGGAGGAGCAGGACCAGGAGCTGAAGAACCGTCAACAGGCGAGGGAAAGAAGGGCGGCAACACGCCAGAAGGTGATGATCGAGCCGGAGGGCCCGACCAAGACCATTGCAATCTCCGCAGCCACCGGCGACCAGCTCGCCCGCACCGGCGGGTTCACGGCCTTCCAGACCAACATGGACCGCTACTTCGGAGCCGTGAAAACGCAGGCGCAGGACATCCGGGACATCGCCCGCAACACGCAGCGCACGGCCGAGGCCGTCGAGGAATAACATGGCCACGATCCAAGGCATCCCCAACCCGACGGCGCTCGAATACATCGAGGTCAGCCGAGGCTACGAGAACACCGGCAACGGCCGGGTGGTGACGCTTGTCTACCGCGGAAGCAAGGACGCCCTCCGCATCGCCTCGGCCGATTGGGTCCGGATCGGCGCCCGGTATTCCATCCGGGAGGATGGCCCCTACTCGGAGGCCACGGTCACCGTCGGTGGCACCGCCTTCGATCCCGGCATCCCCATCCAAGAGAACGGGACGCCAACGCCAGGCGAGCTGGCCGACATCCGCTACGAGTTCCGGACCGACTACGTCGACGTCTCGATCTTCGCCCTACCGGCAGTCGCCAAGGACGCAAGCGCAACCGGCAACCCGGCCGGCTACAAGTACGTCATCGAGACCGCGGTCAAGAATGGCGAGACTCTGCCGGCAGGCGTGACCGTGATGGCGCAGAAGGTCTGGCAGAAACTCTCACGAGGCGAGGAATCGTTCCCGGTGGCCCGGGTGAGCCTGACGCGGGTGGCCACCTTTTCCGGCAACCTCGGGCTGCCTGAGGTGCCGCAGGGCATCCCGCCGGTCTACCGGCCCTTCTCGTTTGCAATCGCCTGGGGGCTGCCGACATCCGTGCAACAAATGCTGCCACGGGTGCCCACCGATGCGTCGGGCCAGATCCAGGCGCCCGCAGGCACCGAGTGGGGCTGGAAGCAAACCAACTATTCTTCCAGCCTTGTCCAGAAGACCAACCAGGTCGAGCAGGTGATCTCCTGGACGTTTGCCCCCTACGACCTCGACATCTATCCCTTCTTCTAACCCTAACCCACACCCTCCCCATCTATGGCAGACGAGATCCAAATGACGGCCCGGCTTTATGCGTCCAAGAATGGCGCTTACCTGCCGTCGGTAACCTACACCAAAACCGCCACCATGGTCGGCGTCGACATGGGCTCCCAGACGCAATCCATCGGCACCGGCGCGTCCGAGATCCTCGACGTCCCAGTCGACGTGACCAGCCCGTACAAGGTGCTGATCTCGAACCTCGACTCGACCAACTACGTCGAGCTGTCGTTCACCTCCGGCTTCTCCGCGGGCGCCGGCACGATGCGTCTCCCGGCCGGCGAGACCATGCTGATCCCGTACATCAACACCAACCTGTACCTGATCGCCAACACATCGGCCGTCACGATCCAGGCGACCTTCTGCGAGATCTAACCGACCAACCGCCATGGCAAACGAGATCGAAATGTCGGCGAGGCTCTACGCCAACAAAGGCGGGGCCTCGATCAACCCGCTGACCTACACGGCCATCGTCAACATGACCGGCCGCGACATGGGCCAGCAGACGCAGGACGTCGGCAACACATCCGAGCCGCTGGACACGCCTACCGATCTGGCGCTGCCCTACAAGCTGCTCCTGGTCAACCTGGACGCCCAGAACGGCGTTTACCTCCGATTCCGGGATGCTGGCACCTACCCGACATTCGTGCAGGCCATCCTGGTGCCGCCCGGCGAGTTCGCCCTGATCCCGCGCATCGAGTCGGGTGTGGACGTCCATGTCCTGTCGACCTCGGGCGTCGTCAAGATCATGACCCAGTATTGCGAGATCTGACGCCATGCCGATCCAACTGCCTGCCAAGCTGGCCGAGCGCGGTCTCAAGTCCGACCACGCCAGGGCGATCAACCAACTGATCGAGGCTGTCCGCCGGGTCCAGCTCGTCGCCGGGCCGGGCCAGCGGGTCGAGCAGAACGCCAACGGAACGGTGCTCAAGCTGCAGCCTGGCACCACCATCACCCAGACGTCCGAGGAGTCCTGGTTCTACTGACCTGCCGCCATGCCATACGCCGTCGACCGCCGGGAGAAGATGTGGACGGCGGCGAATCTCAACAGCCTCTACAGCCGCTTCGACCAGAAGTGCGCCCGGGTGCTGGATGACAAGTCGCCGCTGTTTGCCAACAGCAAGGACGGACCGTGGGTCGGGCAGTACCCTTACGGCGTCTGGTACATCTATCGGAACGACCCGGACTCCTGCCGGCGCCTGGTCGACGACGGGGCCGTGCCCAACCCGTACATCCCGGGCATCGGCAGCATCTGGCGCAGCGATCACAACGAGGTCTCCGCCCGGATCGAGCTGTCGAAGCTGGAGAACAAGCACGTCGACGTCGAAGGCGGCCAGGTCTACGTCGACCGATTCGTTGGCGCCGGCGACCCGTTCACCTGCGACGTCGGGCGGATCCACTTCTCCTTCGAGCTGCACCGCCGCGAGATCGCCGGCGTGCCCTACGACGTCCACCTCGGCTGGGATCCGACCACCGCGGGGCTGACCTCCTACGTCCGCGGCAGCCTCGGCCCCATCGACCCGACGCTGCCGCCAGGCCGGATCCACAAGCACCGCCTGGCCGTCGCTGAGATCGCCATCGAGGGCCTTTCGTCGTTCTCGATCCTCAACACCTACCAGCGCTACGACTGCTGGCGGGTGCACAACTGCGGCGACAACGTGCTCCGGGTCAACCTGCAGAACCCGGACGGCAGCTCGGCGCCGCATTACGTCCCGAAGGGCGGGTGCCGTGCCTTCCGAAGGAAGCCCGACGGGAGCTGGGCGAACACCTGGCCGGGTGGCGGCGTCTGCACCTATTTCTTCCCGTGCTTCACCGGCGACGTTCCGTTCTTCGCGGGCGGGCCTCCGGAATGGTCCGCCAACGCGACGGAATCGCCCTTCCTGGCCTTGGAACGGTCGGCTGCGGCCAACAACGTCGCCAACCCGTTCGTGCTGCTGGAATGGCGCCGGGTGATGGGAGCGATGCACGATCCGTTCGCCTCCTACGACATCCGGCAGGTCTACCAGGGCGTCTATGGCGACCCGGGCGCATTCGCCAACGGTGTGGGCGACTGCGTCTTCACCTGGGGCCGTGCCCGTGTCACCTACTCGGACGCCACCGGCAATGTCTTCGACCAGCGGGTCGTCCGGTTCAGCGGCGCCGGCACCCTGGTGGCCGGCCTCCGGTCTCTGGGCATGACCGTGGTCGAGAACGCCACCAGCCTGACCCTGACCTCCAACCGCGGCATCATTCGAATCTACCCGGTCGACGCGAACATCTTCACCACCGCATCCGATGCCTTCTGGGAGATCGGCGGGTCGCCGGTGACCATCTCGACCGTCTACCCGCAGACCTTCATCCGATCCAATGGCGCCAACTTCTACGAATCGAAGTCCTGGTCGGCAGGAAACGAGGTCACGATCTTCGACTCCATCATCGACCTGCGGAGGAAGGTCGCTGTGGAGGAAGGATTCCTTGGCAGCTACGATGAAGCCCCGGACATCCTCGAGGAGAAGGTCTCCACCGTCACGATGACGCCGATGGGGCTTGTCGTCCGCGCGACCAGCTCGAGCGGCATCTCCGGCGACCTCCTGGTCAACTTCGAGGCCAACGCAGACAACGAGTCGCTGTGGATCGGCGACCGCCCGATCAACTGGGGCGCCGGCCCGTGGGCCAACAGCCGCTACACTTCAACCACCCGGATCTACTACCTGCATCGGGAGCGCAGCACATCGTCTCCGCTGTGGTCGAACCTCTTCCCGGGCATGTCGCTGGCCACCGTCAGCGGCTCCTACAGCTCGCAGGCGGTCAACACCGCCTTCATCCCGCCAGGCGGCCCGTGGGGCTTTTCATCGTCCATCTACGACACCGAGAAGGCCCGGGCCTTCGGCTTCTCGGAATCGAGCACCGAGACCCGCGGCTGGGGCGCCGACTTCTGGCTCGACAAGTGGGGCGGTGCCGAAGGTGGGGACGCCTCGGTCCGGATCCCGGGCAGCCCCAACCGCACCAGGCAATACGAGCGCATCGTCGACCCGTTCACCTTGGACGAGCTGACCGGGCAGATCGAAAGCCGCACCGATGACATCTTCAAGGACCAGGACGGGGCCGCCTTCGCCGCCACGGTGCCGCTGCCGGTGACCGGGGCGGCCAATTACAAGGAGGGCCTGACCGACATCCGCTGGACCTATGGCAACGACCAGCAGTTCGCCCTGGACTTCTATGCGGTCGAGAATCGCCTGCTGGCTGGTGGCGGCCCGTTCTTCCACAAGATCCCGAAGTCGCCCTGGCTCTGGAACCTGCTGGAATGGTCGGTCCGAAGCTGGACCCGCGCGGTGCCGTTGTGCCACGGCAACCTGGTCTGCCCGATCTTCGACGCCAGCGGCACCGCCGCGGTGCTGCAGGTGCTCACGGTCAACATGCTCCTGCTCGGGACGACCGGCTACGAGGCCGGCCTCGACATGGACGTCTGGTACGTCAACGAGGGAGCGCACGACATCCTGATCGCCAACGGCGTGCCCGCCT